GAGTACACCTGATATTATAGACATTAGGTCAAAGCTCCTGATACCGATACAAGTATGCTGTTAGCACTGCTATCTCCAGCGGTGCAGTAGTATGTTAAAAAGTATACTCCAGCAGTGCTAAGTGAGGTTAAGGCTGATGCATTTATAGCCACTGCTGAGTGTGCCTGTGAAACTGTAGCACCCGCTGAATTATCAAATAACACATTACCGCTTTGACCAGCAGTAGGGTTACTGAATGTCAATTCACTTACAGTGCTTGTTGGAGTGGCTTTAAAATTGTTACCATCTGCTAAATCAAAGACTCCAGCATTGCCCTCATCAACAATGGTTCCGCTGATCGCTCTATTGTGAACAGTAACAATTAGGTTTTCATCAACAGATATTGCTGGTGTTGTGCCTAAAGCAGAGCCTTTGCCTATAACCAGATCATCTGCGCTGTCATCCAGTCCAACATAAAAATCTTGTGCGTTACCATCGAATACAATTTTTGTATCCTCCGCTCCCGCGTCACCTATTGTAATGGCTGGATTGGTGCCGCCCACTATGAGGCCAGCATTGTGATTGTGAGTTAGGGTAACATCTCCATCCACTCCGAAGTGAATCACAGAAGAGTCACTAATAAGTTTTATATCATTTCCAATTACTGTATCCTTGGCAACGGATAAGCCTCCATCAGTTTGCAATGATCCATCTGTCGTGCTTGTTGCGTCTGTTGCATCATTTGTTTTTAATATGCCGCCTGCTGTTAAAGCACCTGCAACCGTGACATTGGTTGTGCCAGTTGGAATCTCTATTACATCTGCATCAGCATCATTTTTGATTGTCACATCGTTTGTTGAGCCTTGCCCTGTGATTATTATTCCCTCTGTTGAGGTAAATCCTATGGCGGCTGAGTCACCTGTAGAGGTGTCTCCTGTTGCCCCTAACGTGCCAGTGGCAGTTATATCACCTGCAAGAAGTGGGTTTGTAAGAGCATTAATAACCGCTGCCCCACTACCAGCCCCATCAAGATAAACAACGGCAACCTTACCATTGCCTATTGTCACGTTAGCTCCAGAGCCTTGACTAATAATAATATTGTAAGGACCAGAGCTTCCACTGTCTGTCGTAGCGTTCTCAATAATGTGAACTCTACTTATGTTGTTTGGGCCAATGGTTATGGTGCAGTCTGAATCCAAAGCGCCCGTATATTTGATATACATACTACGAGCGGGATCGGTTGCTCCATCGGCTATTTCGCTTGAATGAGTATTTGCATTTGTGGTTATAGCTTCAGTGCCAAACCCAAATGCTTCAGCAATAAGCTCAAGATTAGTATTGGTTGTGGTTCCCCAAGTACCAGAACCATCGCCAGTGCCTAGCTCGTTAAGCCTTAAATCATTTACATAGGTGCTTGCCATTTTGCTGTCCTTACGCTGCTATATCTATCCAGTTTGGTGTTTGTGAAGGAAGTATTTCTTGCCACAGGATTTCTTCTCCTACACTTCCTGTAGCAGATACCCCTGTCACAGAAATACCCACAGCCAATATTGGCGCTACGGTATTTATACCTATTGCACCTGCCGCCGATACACCGGTAACAGAGAATGTAGCTCCAGCAGCAGCCGATGTAGCTGTTCCAACGGCAGTAGTTCCAACAACTCCTGTAAGGATGTTATGGAATGTTAAAATTGACGGGGTATTTGCCTGCCACCCCATAGCACTATGATTTGTACAGTAATAATATAAAGTGGGAGCGCCCACCTCAACTGTGATTTGAGTATATGCCCCAGAGCTTCCGGGGGTGCCGTTAGTGGTTACACCGGTTGTGTACTGAGACCCGCCACCATGTGTGCCATTAGGTGTTTCACTAAATCGTAAGGGGTGTCCTGAGTTGGAAGAGTCACTCTGGTCAAATCTGTATGTGTTACCCTCAACTAGATCCAGAGTAACGTCAGCCGTAGCTGTTGAACCATTTATGGCGTATTTATTTGTTGAGCCTACGTTGTAATATGGATGATTAGAAGGATTGCCACTAACAACTGTTACTGTTTTTGTTATGATATCAGGACTAAACTGACTTAAACTAGCTGTGGAAGATACACCAGTTACACCAAACACAATGCCTGTATCCGATGTAGCCGTGCCTAAAGATGCGGTAGCGGAGAGGCCAGTTACGGCAACAGCAATAGGGCTGTTCCACGCACCTTCACCCCAAGTTCCTCTTCCCCATCCGGTAATATTAGACACGATTTACTCCATCAGGCTATTCTTATAATAGCGTTACTTGCATCTGCCGTAGGAAACTGGATAGTAAAAGTTCCTGAAGTAGATGTCTTATTAGAAGTGAAATCTAACACAGCGACTGCTTTATTGCTGTTGGTGCTATTGTAAATCAATGCACCCATCGCAGTAATCGTGGCTGTTGTAAAGCTAATATCATTGAAATCAGTTATTGCTGTTGTGCCAGATGTGCTTGGTGCCACTTTTGTCAGTGTGCCACCACCAGTAGCATATGTGCCGCTGGAAGCAACCTCACCAGTTGTCACAAAAACTGTTGTTGTGGCCCCTAAAGTTGCAGTTGTGCTTGACTTTCCACCACCGCTCTCTGCGTAAAGAGCCAGCTTGAAAGCATTGCCATTTGTGGCAAAGTTGTGTGTACCCAACAGTAGCTCTTGTTTGAAAGATGTACACATTGCTTGTGCTATTGCCATTATATTCTCCTTATAGCATCTGCTAATTCCAGTTGACCCGCTTCACGAACCTTCGCACATATTGTAGCACGTTCCTCCCTCCTCGCCAACTCCACGTAGTATTGTAAAATATTTCTCACTTTGTCTTTGAAAGCCTCTGCTTGAATCCTTATCTCCTCTGGAGAGTCTTCGGAAACATATACGATTTTGTTAGTAGCCATTTCTGATATCTGATCATTTGAAAGACCCCCCTTGTTAGATGTCATAACACTAACCGGACCCAGTCCCGTTGCCCCTGTATTAAACATTATCATGTCTCCCGAATATCACTGGTTTTTCATCTTGTGGCTCCGGTGACTCAAACTCTGACTGCCTCACTATTAACAACGATCCATCTTTTACTGTCTGAACCAAAGGGTCATCCAATCTATGATAACCATATAACTTCTCATTATCTGGAACATTTGTATCTAAAAGTGTTGAGTTGTGAGCCACCTCTATCTTTATCCCTTTTGAAACTGCTATGGCTAACCAAAATTCTACACAAGCTCTGCCAGACTCAGCCATATTTACGTTTTTATATGTATAGTCTATGCCATAAAGACACAGGGTCTTAACCTTACTCCATATTGCGTATGCCACAGCATAAGCCACAGTGTTATTAAAATAACAAAAGCCTAAGCCTGTAGCCACCTCCTTTAACGGGAAAAGTTCTAGGTAACTTATTCTTTCATCCAGTTGACAAGTAATAACTGGTTTTGTGTTTTTTGATAAAAATTCACGGGCAACACCTGTTTGTGTACCCGCGTTTTCTGTATCCAAAAACCTAGACACAGGATCCATCATAAATGTTTTGTCAACGTGTATGATTGCTCCTATGCAGTTTATTCCCCAAACTTCGTCAAAATGTTGTGAGGCTATTCTCGCAGAAACGTAATCAGCGTAACTGCTACCAAGCCCTACTATAGCTACTTTCATTGTCTCCCTATGTCCTCGGTCTTTCTGGAAGCCCCTCTCTGTAAGCGTCCGCGTTTTCTCTAGCCTCTGCCAAGTCTTTTAACCTAGATAAACTCTCTGCGAATCGAGATTCATATAAAGCAATTATATCAGGCTCACCCTTCATAAAAATATAAGCCTCTATCAAAGAGCCATACAAAAGAGAGTTTGGAGAGTTTTCACTAAGCCATGTGTACTCCGTGTCTGCCAAAGCTGTCAGACTGTTTGGCCTATAATAATAATGCAATTCAACTGTGTAATCCGCATTAGGGGTTGGCCCTAATATAAAGTTAGCATTTACAAGCCCGCTTGCAGATGTAACAGATGAGTCAAAGAAACCATAATACAGCGGCTTTCCTGTTGATGTCACATCAGGAAATGCCTCCCTCATAAAGTTGACATCCTTTTCTAAAAGGAAGCCCTCACTTCCAGAGGTCGTGATAAATAAGGAAAATGGAGCTAAAAAATCTGTGGGGGTTCTTAGATACTGGTTGCCTGTGGTCATTACACCAGTGGCGTTCTTTCTAAAGTTCTCCAGATCAACATTAGAGAATATTCTTTGTTCTGCTGCTTTTATAAAGTTTGAAAGATTAGCGACAAAGGTCGCCTCGCTGTTGTCGGTATAAGATTGAATAGCGGTTTTTAGCTCACCAAAGGTAAAAGACATTTTACTACCCTAAAGCTGTGACTGGCCCAGCACTTGCAAAAAAGCCGCCTCCAGAAACAGACCCCGTTGTTGCACCGCCAGAAACAGAAACGGTATAAGTATCATCTGATACTTTTGTTATAGAATACCCAGTGGACAACTCCATCACCGCCTGAGTTATGCCGTCAAATGGCTCGACAGTTCTAAACCTTACAGTATCGCCTGTGTCTCTTCCGTGATTAACTTCTGTAATCGTTATAGTTGTTGTCGCTCCACCAGAAGCACCAGTCGTAAACGGATTGTCTTGCAGAAGATTAATTACATCAGGCTCCAGCCTGTTTGGCCTTGCATTAGCAAGTGACTGACCATCAGAAACCCTCACCCTGCCAATAAAGTTTTGCGGGTGATCATGGTCAACCACATCTTTTCCAACACGCATACCTGTTCTGGTTCCGTTCTTTATTTCAAAAACAAGGTCAGATAACTTGTACCTGAACCCTGTTTTATCACATATACCATATGCGTGTTTTCCTACTGCGTTAGGCATTTATTAACCTGCCCTTGTAAAACGCTTGCCTCTTGTGGCTGCGCCAGTGCCGCGCATTACACCACCTTTAGACATGCCTTTTTTTCTCATCATTCCGCCTCTAGCCATGCCCTTTTTCTTCATCATTCCACCCATAGCGTAGCCCTTTTTCTTCATGGCACCGCCTTTTTTCATAACAGATGCGCGGTTAGAGGCTCTACGAGCTTTCTTCCTAAGAGCCTCAAGGCGTTTGTTTTCAGATGATGTAACAGGCTTAGTTGTTTGACTGCTTGCTGCCCTTGCTTTCGCACTAGGCACTGGCTTTCCACGCTTTCCACCCATTGGCGTTGTCATTGGTTTTGGTGCAGAAGCAGCATCTGCGGCTCTACGCTGTTTATTGATTTCACCAAGCTGATTGAGACGAGTCGTGACCCTAGCTCTTTTATTTGCTGTTTCAGACTGTTTTGCAGGAACTGGCTTCCCAGCTTTCTTTGCTCTTTTAGCCGCAGTATCATCAGCCAACCCCTTCATGGACGATTTTGTCATCCCAGAGTAAACACCGCCGCGTCCCTTGCCACCAGTTGGCATCTTAATGCTTTGTCCAACGCGAATTTCATTGGCGTTTTTGATTCCGGGATTAGCAGCCATCAAAGACTTGAGAGTAAGGCCTCTTGACTTGGCAATCTGAGACAGGGTGTCTCCTGACTTAACTTTTACAGATCCGCCTTTGGCGTAGCCCTTCTTCATCATACCGCCTTTTTTCATGCCCTTTTTCTTCATCATACCGCCAGCAGCCATTTTGCCTTTGCCGTCAGCAGCAAAGAATGGAACCTTCTTCCCATCCTTTTCAACCATCCTGAGCTTTCCGCCTTTGGACATTCCTTTTTTCTTCATGGCACCGCCCATAGCATAACCCTTCTTTTTCATCATACCGCCAGCTTTCATAGGCTTCTTTCCCATCAATTCTGATTTTTTCTTGAAAGGCATGGGGGTGAGTTTCTTTTTATTTGGTGGGACAACCTTGTCTTGGCCTTTTGGCCCGCCCTTTTGACCCAGCTTTTTAATCTTAATAGGCATATTACCCTCCTAGGTAAAATGTGTCATATGGTACAAATTTTAACGCAGAGGAATCTGTGTCCTCGTTTGCTGCCAGTTCAAACTGGAACTCATATTCCTGTTTTAGGGGGGCAACCCTATTTGCCACTTCTGGTTTCTTCATAGCTATATAATACGCTAATCCTGTCACCAAACAAGGCACAAACCTAGGGGGTACAGCCGCTGTTCCGGATATACCGGAAGTAACCCCATCTATCCCCAGAAGGTAGAAATAAGCGAGCGTATACGTTGCTGCACTGTCTGGTACAGGCCAGAGAGTAAAAGTTGTAGACGTTGCCAACCTTTGCACAAAGATCTGCGAAGGTTTGCCTTGAACGTTTTTATTGCTTGTTTTAGCGTATGTAGATACCGAAACCCTCTGAACGTCAGTATCGACCTGATTCGTGCCAGTGCCTGTGCGAATCTGGTGTTCAATGATGTCAATAGTTCCCGTAGGCAACGTATAAGTTGCTGTGCCTGCTGTAAGAGCTTGCGTCCCAGCATTGATAGTCCACAAATTAAGTCCACGATTTTGCCACTCCAATGTTAAAAGGTTAAAACTCCGCCTAGCGGTTTTAAGGTCATACCCAGTTTGTAATGAGAGTCCCGCTCTTTCAAACGCCTCTTCAAATATTTCTGGTAGGTCGGGTGTTACAACAGCCATTATGTGACCTTCCTATGAGACTTTACTTTAGCTCGTATTTTTTTAGGCTGCTTTGCAAACTGCTTACCAGCCTTAGTTGCTCTTCTTTTAGCACGGGTGGTGGCCGCGTACTCCTTTGATGAGAGGGCTTTAATAGCTGATGACGGAAGATATCTCTCTCCTGTTGCTTTTGGCCCCTGTGTGGACGGTTTTCCACTCTTGGTTCTCCACTTTTGTTTCGTCCAAGACTTCAAACTTCTCTGCGATTTTTTTAACGCCATAAAGTTCCCTATAACTTTTACACATTAAGAGCTGCGGCTACAGAGGCTATTAAGAAAAAGAACAGACCAACAATCACTAAAATAAGAACAAAAACACCCAAAGCGGTTTTTATATTATCCTCTAGTTCTTTCTGCTTTCTTATCTTTTCTTTTCGGGCTGCTGCTGCGGCTTCTTTTGCTTCCCTTATTCTTTTAGCCCTTTCCTCGGTTATACTTTTCCAAGTTCCGTGACCAAACCTCATATCAATCATTGAGGCTATCTCCTGCATCTGCTCTTTAGCAAGTTTTGCATTAATAACCTCGGTTGCTACTGATTTTACACCAAATTGATCGGCAACACCACCAACACCTGATTTTTTACTTCTTAGCTTTTGTACCTGTTTCTCACCCTCAAATAAATTATCTATGTAACCTGCTATATCCGAGACATCATTAGCCGTTCCGATAGCGCCTTTAATGCCATCGACTGCTGCCTTAAATAAGGATATGCCAGCGAGAGTCTCTGCGATCATCTATTTTAATACCATTTCTAAACAAAAACATTGATCTTTTTCATTATCAAAACCGTGAACTGTACTAGCCACATGACACTCAGATATTTTGTCATGCATACTTATTATTTTTGTCTCTATTTCAACTGGCGAGGTATTAACAACGGCGCAAAATAATATATATCTGATCATTTCTACGCCTTACTTTTTTGTGACTTTCTTATGCTTTCCTTGCCCTGCTTGAATATTCTAGCGACTTCTGTCTTTCCCATAACTTTAGCCCTCTGCTCCCCAACAGTAAGTATCTGTATCTTCCTAGCGTAAGGCTTCTTAATCTTTTTTACTTTTGCAACAGTTGATCTAGCGTCTGCTGGTGTGGCGAACTTAATTCCAACTGTGTCCTTTGGGTTTTCGTCTGTGTACAACCTTCGGCCAGAACCCTTTGGTTTTTTACCAGTGCCTACCTTTGGATCTCTTTTTTTCCTCATTAGTTTCGATATCCGCCACCAGCTTTCTTGTAGGCTTGTGCCATCATTTGAGCTTTTCTTGCTGACCACTGGCCCGGAGCGCCACCTTTCCCACCAGCCTTAATTCTATTGAATATCCTTTTTCTCAACGCAGGCTTTGTGTAGTTCCCTGCCTCATTTACACGGGACTTTGTCTTACCACCCTTTTTCATTGGCTCAACATCACCACCAGACCCATATTTACTGAATTTTCTAAGATCGGTCGGCTTTAAGGGCTGGATCCCCTTAAATCCCTTCGTCCCCTTTGGTATTTTTACCTTTGGCTTTCTTTTTGTTGTAGATCCGCCCTCTCTTAATTTAAGAGCAGACAATGTCTTTGCCTGACCAGCATGTGACTTGGATGCTTTCTTTAGAGCCTTTACTACTTTACCAACCTTCTTCTTTACGTTTCCACCTGACTTCAGCTCTTCAAGTTGACGAGGCGTTGAATCAAACCCCCTACGAGGCTTATTGGCATCCTTTTGTATTTTTTCTTTCATGGCCTGCTGTCTTGACTTTGCCTTTACACCAGTCGCTGGAGTCCTTTTCCTAATACCAGCCATGTAATCCTTACCAGCAGATCTAACCTTTGCTGCACCACCAGAACTAAAAGAAGAGGCCTTCCTATTGTAAGACCCCTTACCTTTCTTTGGCTTTACTATGCTTGGTTTAATTTTTTTTACAGCTTTAGCTACTGGGTTTTTTACAGTTGCACTGCCACCACGTTTCATGGCTACTGGCTTTTTTGTTGGACACCTTCGCATAATGCTTCTCCTTGACAACAATCATCTACTACAGACCCACAAACAACACACTGATCGTGACCATGTACATTAACTGTTTTTAAGCTGCCCTGACATCTGGGACATCTGGGGCCGCAATGCTCCTTAACCAAAGAATGTTTTGACTTTATTTCGCTTGTTGACATTCTTTTTGTGTTTACCGGGACGGCGAATCCGTTTCCGCTTGATATGTACACTTTCCACTCTCCTCGCCATCAGGACTTACCATTGGCCTTTTTTGCCTTTCTTGTTCTTCTAAACGATCTATTAACAGATGCTCTAACAACCTTTAGATTAGATAATCTGTTGTCCCTTGGGTTGCCATTTTTATGGGCCACATCTTTTCCATCACCTTTAGACACTCTGCCATCAGACATCATTTTTCTTCTCGCGGCATTTCTACTAGCCCTTTTCTTTTTCTGAGATGGCTTGCTTTGGTACTTTTTGTATTCAGATGCGTAATCCCTGCGGCGCATTACTTTGCCCTTGTTCTTCCGCGCTGTGCGATTCCATCAATCGGACGTTTACGCTTAACAGAGCCACCCTTGTTCATTTTAGAAAAGGGAATTCTCTTATACGGGCCTCTTATGCCCTGTGGTGACATAGCCCCCTCTCTTGGCCCAGCGGTAACTGGTTTTTCTTTACGAAGATCAAAAGCGAGAGCTGGGGGTATTTTTTGAATTTTTACTTTACCACCACGACTCATTGTCATTGGTGTGGCTGGGGCAAACTGACCGGGATCACCCATAGGATTTTTTTTATCCATAGGCTTGGCTGCTGCTGCTGGCGCAGGCGAGGCCCCTTTCCTTTTCTTCTTTTTTAATGCTTTAGCTGCCATCGGCCCCAGACCCATCAATCCACCGCCAATAATCCCCTTGTCTTTCATAAATTTAAGAGATGGCTTTGCTGTAAGAAGGCCCATAAACGCCTTGGTTACTGGCTTCTTTTTCATTTTTTTAGGCATCCTATTCCCCTTTAACTGCTTCTGCATTGAAGCTCTACTAATTGTCATTACAGTAATCTCTGTAAGAATGGAGCAAGAATTACAAGACCAACAATCCACCATAGACGTTGATCTAACTTGCACATATGACCCTTATGGTCATCGAGACGCTCTTCAATGCGCTGATATCGCAGATTGCATTCGGCCTCATGCTTTGCCAGCTCTGCCATAACCTGCTCTACAGTGAGTTCCTGAACTTGTTGCTGCTCAAGTTTCATCAACATTTCCACCGTCTTCTTGCTTGCCTAAGCCTGCTATTTGGATTCTTAGCGGCCTTTGGAAATTTTTTCATTTGACCTGCTGATCTAGCGCAAAAAGACTTGCGCCGTTTCGCAGCCTTGCTACCCGGCTTTACCTTGCCTGTGACGGCTGTTTTGAGCTTACTTCCGGGATTTGCCCGTCTGTAAGCCGCAACGCCTTTAGCGGTCATTCCCGCGCCCTTTTTAGTGGCGCGAAAATTACCAGACTTTACCGATGTTTTAATCGGTGTTTCTTTTTTCCTAGGCATAGAAAACAGTCATAAATGCAAAGGTTGCTGATGTGTAAGAAAGATAAGCACCGCCATCAAACAATATTCCATGCTCAGGTACGGTTATATCTCTTGATGTCTCATCATCAGCTATACTTCTCAACTTCAGAAGACTTGTTCCGGTTTCGGAGCCAGCCAAAAAGTCCATTGTTCCTGCGGTTGCAGAATTAACAATCAAAACACCTTTGATTCTAGCCCTGCCAGCAAACACCACATCTTTAACAGTTGTTGCAAGATGCCCTATTTTTATGTTCGCTGCTGGTTGTGCAGACAACTCTGCCGCTGTTACGGTTCTAAAAAACTTTGTGCTGGAATGCCCCGTTGCAGATCCAGTTAGCGTTACTACTTCTGACTGAGAATCACCATTTACATCAGTGCCTGTGATCGTGACGGTTTTGCCGTTGTCGCCAGTTCCTGTGGTGGTGACATTAATCAACTGCGCTCCAGTGAATGTGGCTACGCCCCCGCTGGTGTCTGCCCCATCAAGGGTCGCTGTCGTGTTCGGACGAGCAGCCTCTAGGACAGAATCATCGTCAGCAGCGTTTGCATCCGCTGTTATCATAATGGATTTAATATCCGAATGGCCCATATCAATCTCCTTTAAGAAAGGAGAGGGGTAGCCCCCTCTCTGTTAATATTAGCCATTAGCATAGTCAAAAGCTGCACCGTGGATTTTAATAACCAACTTACCAGCAGTATAGGCTGCTTCTGTAGCATCACCAGATGTCAGATATAGGAACTTCTTGCTCAGAGCCGCTAGTGTAGATCCAGCATCTGCCTCAGCATAAAAACCAAGTGTGAGATCGCCGTTATTTAGAAGAACGGTTCCACTTGTCACAGCAGCATTTTCTGCATCTGTTCCTGTTGCAGAACAAACAAGATTGATGTCTGGGTCACCGCCAGTTGGAACCTCAAGACAAGCAAACTCTATTAGATACGGAATACCGTTTACAGCACTGGTAAGCTCTGCAATATAAGCGTTTGCAGCCCCACCATCTGTTCCAATAACATCGTCTGCTGTTCCACCAGAGGCTAGGCCACCGTGAAGATCTATAAGTATAGTTGTTGTAATATCCCCGCCGATTTTTGTAACAAATGTGTTGATTGCTGCGTCAGCAATACCAGAACCGTGTGCATTTGGTGTGATGTTAAAGATTGTAGCCGCTGTGCCTAGGCTGGCGTTGTTAGCGCCAACTGTTGTTCCCGCCGCCACAATGTTGTCACGACCAGAAGTTGCAACCTTCTGTATCTCTAAAACACCGCTGCTTGTTGAGTTGATTTGTTCGGTAAAAGCACCAGTGGTTGCATTCTTAGATACAACCTTAAATCCGTTTTCGGAGCGCACTGCTCCATTAAAAGTGGTAGTAGCCATTTGAAACTCCTGTCTTGGCTAGTGTCAGCCACAGGGTGCGGCTGTCAGGGTTTAGGACATTATAACAAAAGAAAGGGCGGCATAAAAGCCGCCCGATCAAATAGTGTTAGATTAACTTGAATTAATCTGCGCCCGGTGAGCCATAAATGCCCAATGGGTCTGATACACCGAAGCTGTAACGCTCACGAGCCTTGTAGCGAACATTGCCTGTATCAAAGTCACCATCCATAGATGTTGCCATTGGAGTACGGACAAAGTGCTTCATGCCGTTTGGAACATCGGTTGTCACAAAGAACGCATCTGTATCAGTCAAATAGTGATTGATTGAGAAGCCTTCTGGGATCGAACCGTTGTTGCGAATAGCGTTCAGATCGTTATCAGCAGTTCCTACACGACCTTCTGTCTGTAGCAAGCGAGTTGCAACAAACATAAGTGCGGGTGGAACAACCAGCTTGCGTGGGCGAGCCGCAATCAAAAGACCACGCTCATCTACGAAAGCTGCAATGTTGATAACTGCATCTTCCAGCGAAGTTTCATTCAAGTCGGCTGCAACTGATGGACGGTTGGCGTTTGTACCACCAGCAACTGTTGGGTGACTTGCATTAAACAATGTCACTCCATCACCTGATGTGAAGGTATCAAAACCAGTGTTCAACAGTGATGCTGCTTTGACCTGCTTTGTGTATGCCATAGCCCGTGCAAGAGCTTTGGTATAACGAGCAGACAAAGAGTCATACAGATTATCTTCCATAGCTTCCTCAGTAACCGAGAAACCCATTGCAACGGTTTCGTGGTTATAGCGGGCTGTGAAAGATTCTTGAGCCGTGTCGAATGAGACCTGTGCGCCCTCTTGCTTAACTGGTGCAGCACCAAAGCCTGAGAGTTTGACCTCCTCTTCAAAGCTACGCTCAGAAGTTTCGGTTTCATAGATCTCTGCATGTTCGTTTTCGTACTTGCCGTACTCAAGACCAAACAGTGCATTTAGACCGGGGAGAAGCTCTTTAAGGAGCTGTGCGCGTGAAATAGCCATAGTACAACCTCCTTAAGCTGCTGACGGAGCGTTGCCAGAAACGACACCGATTCCGAGTTGATGACCAGTGTTGAACTTACACACCATGATTGGGAACGCTGTTCCCTTCTCATCACCGTCAAATCCACCCAAGAAATCTACAACTCTTATTGGTAGAGCTGCGGTGGTTGCTGCTGTGCTAATGTCCAAAGACACACGAGAGATACCCAATGTTGAAGATGATGTGCCTTGAACCAGCGCACAGTTAGCTGCGATATCGTCATCATTGACGGTGCCGTCAGCTTGAATTGTGAACAGGACGTTAGGATCATCCATAACATAGGCCATACCACCTGTGTGGGCGGCACCTGACCATTGTTGGCTAAATGTAAGCTGACTTGTGCTTACATCTGTATAACGACATCCAAGAAAAATACCAATCGGAGTAGCTGAAGTAGTACCCGTATCTTTCTGAATGGTGGTGGTGGATCCAGCGTCAGTTAGTTTGACGATGTCACCGTAACAAATCCTTGTGGATTCTGACGAAAGAATGGGATACTGACGGAAAGAACCATTATAGTTCCCACCTAAGTTACCCATCGGACGCAGACCAAAGGGAGCGGCAGTAGCGGACATACTTGTCCCTCCTTATTATCTACGGCAAGCTCCCGCTAAGGTTACTTGCCAAAGGTTGTTTTTGTGCTTCGTTCTGGGGGCAGAACGGGCATACGAGAGTCTGACTGTCTAAGAAAGTTGTTATCCACAGAATTAATTTGATTAGCATTCATTTCTTTGTGGGCTTCAGTCCTAGACGCAGTATATTCGGTTGAATTTTCACAAAGTAGCAATCCTCCAACCTCAACATTACCTTCAAATCGAGAGTCGATATCAGGCAACACTTGCAGTTCAGGATGATCTTCAGCTTTGACCGGAACCCAACCCTCACGAAACTTAGAAGAAACATTCGTATTGTCATT